GGCACGCTTTCTAAACTCATTGATACGATTGTCTCCTGTAACCCGTAATCACTACTTAATACCATATCGTATGTTACGGTAGGAGATACATCTATTGAAGATGTAACGTCAGGCCATATCGCTATGGTTTCTGTTCCTGATGTATCGTATGTTAAGCTTTGCATACTTCAATGTTTTTGTTTGTAAAAAAGGGGATAACCCTTCACAGCTATCCCCTTAACTCATATAACAGAAAATCTATGCTACTGATATCCCAGTCAAAAAGTCAACTGAACCATCACTAGTTTGAATTTCATCCATAGGCTCTGGTTCCAATCCTTGGAACGTAAGAGCGTATTGGTTTGCATCTCCAAATGCTGTACCTGATGTTGCAGAACCAGCTGATAACGTTGCTCCTCTATATCTTCCTACGAGGAAGTAACGACCAGTATAAGGTGACTCAATACCGTTATTCGTCTCAACAATGATTTTGAGATCGGGGTTTTGAGCCAATACTTTTACTTGATTGCGTATAGAAGATTGCAACTTGTGGAACGCAACATTAAGGGTTGTTTCATAGAACACTGTACCATTTTCCAATGATGGTGTAGGTGTTTCGGTAATATCTCCTGTGTTTTTAGTTAGTTCAAACTTATAAAAAGTTCCTGAACCACTAATATCACTTATGAGACCATCACCTGCTTCGGTAATACCATCAATCGATCCTGAAAGGATGTAGATGTTTTTGATACCACCTGAATTATCTCTACACGCTAGTGTAAAACCTGATGTAATGTCACAAGCCATAATAATGTTGGTTTAAGTGTTAATGTTCTTTACGCTAGATCGTTAGATACAAAGTATTCAGGGTGTCCTACTTGCACACCAAGTTTAGTTCTCAAACGATATTTGATAGCGTCTGCGTTAATGTCATACCAAGTTTGGAAGTTTTCTACATCAGATAATAAATCCGTTCCAACTACCATATCACTTGATGGTCCTAAAATCACACGTTCACTACCTGTCAATCCATATGTTCCAACAATTCTAATGTTAGGGAAACCTGGTAGAGGCACTTCGTAAATACCATTACGACGTTCTACTGATGTAGGATCAAAATGGAATAGATTTTGTTTAGTAAGACCTGATACGACACGAGTGAATACTTGAGGTCCCATAAAGAACGTCAAATCATCTGCGTTGATTACGTTATCATTTTCTACACTAATCATATCTACTAACTGATCGTATGCTAAATCGCTTGTGATTGAACCAGTTGCAACACCTGTCGGTACGTTTACACCTGCTGTTGAACCTGATACAAGTCCGATAAATCCATCTGCTTCTGCGATTGCTGTATCAGTTGCTGATGTAGCTGAACCTGATGCTGCATTCCATAGGAAGAAATCGTTTGCTTGTTGTGATTTACGTACTAAATCTCCTGATAGTTCTTCCATGATTGCGAAAGTTTCTTCATAAGAACCTTCTGGAAGTGCCATCTTACCTAAATACTTATCAGTAAGTAGTTGTAGATTCCATAAATCGTATGCTGTACGTTTTGTTACTGTGATGTTTCTTTGAGAAAATACTGCTGAACCCGAAGGAGTAGATACTGAATCACCACCTTGAAACTGTGGTGTAACCACTGCTAGGTTAAGTGGCTCTTGGTATTTGATACCTTCTTGGACAGTAGCATATTCTGCAGTCGTACCAGTAAAAACTGTATCCAATACAATCTTACCAGCCAACTCATTGTTAAAATCCGCTAATGCGTTTACATTAATTGCCATGATTATTTATTTTTTGTGGTTATTAAGTTTTTGGAGAGTCATCTCGTATCTACGTTGTTGATACTTCGGTCCCTCATTATTCTTGATTGAAGTTGTTTTAGAAAACTTAGAAGTTGTTTTGGATTCAGATGCAGGTGTTTCACTCATGTATTCCTTCATCTTTTCTTCCGCTTTTTCAACTCGTTCCATGCAGTTAGCCATTTCTTTTTTCATATTTTCAATTTCTGGCATTACTAATTCTGCGATGGCTTCGATGACTTTTTCTTCCATCTTTACTTCTTCGTCATCTTCCATTTTATCTTCTTCGTCTTCTTGGAAAGTTTCTTCTGTTTGTTCTGATGATTCAAGTGAACCTTCACCTTCTTCATCAGGATTACGTAGTCCGGTAATTGTTCCTTCTGAATCTACAACGACAACAATTCCTGATTTAGTTGTATGCTCACCTTCCGGCGCTGCAACCATTTCACCTTCAGCTGTTTCTACGAATAGAGAATCACCTACGGCAAAAGCAGAATCTTTTTGATTAGTAACTTTTGTACCATCAATAAGTTCTGCACTATCAAATTCTTGTTTTGTATCTTCGACACTTGTATCTTCTACAAGCGAAAAGTAACGCTTAACCAGCTCTTTAAGTTCATTCTTTTGCATAAATAAAACTATTAGAGGTTAATGTTTACTATGATAAATATAATAGTTGTATATATATTGTAAAAATCTTATTTATAGAGTTTCTTCTTCTTTCTTTTTTTCTTTGGCTTTATCCCATATTTCTCTTTCCATTGATTATATTCTACTGATGGGATTTCTCTATAATAAACATTTTTTGCTTTATGAGTTTGCATTGATGTTATTCTGTATATTTCTCTGAATATATACTTGTTGTATTTTGTAGGTCTAACGTTTTTAAGAAACCATTTGATATAGTTTATAGGCAGGTTGTGCATATATCTACCTTTATATTTACCAAATGGCATTGATAGTTTACTTCTGACGTGCTTTTGTAGATAAAGTTCTTTACCTTCTATTTCATCACGAGTTTTACCTTTACGAGAACCTAAGCGAAATAAATTGTAATCACTATTATATACCTTACTTATCATTTAACCTCTCTTCAAGACGTGCAACTGCTTGTTCTAATACCCACAAATCGTAATCTAAATCATTCATCTGAACTATCCTTATCTAATTTACAAAGACCTTGTAATGCTATATCACGCTTAATACCTTGTAGTGTTTGGTATAAGTCAAGGTAGTCCTCGTTATTTGCTGTCTTCATCAGCTTTTCTATTCGTTCTTTCTGTTGTTGTAATGTAAGTGCCATTGTAATATGAGTTGTTTTTGTTTTTATTATACTACTAATATAACAACTCTTAAAACAAATGTCAAGTATTTTTTATTTATCTAAAAAACTTGCCAAGGATGTTACTATTGACGCAATACTCATCTTCTAATGCATCAAAGTTAAACAAGTATTTTGTCTCTAAATACGTAAGTTCTTTTTTACTGAATGCAAACTGTAATATCTCTTTTCTTATATCAGTCCATTCTTTTACTATATCTGATGAAGACATATACGTTTTCCAATCAGATTCTTTTGTTACTTTGCGTTTACGCTTATAACCTTTTAGTGGTGGTTTAGTTATATGAGAATATAAACTCTTTTTGCCTATATACCATTGGTTAGTTTCGTTATTGACTATAATATATATAAAACCAATAGCATTATCAGGCACTTGGAACAACTCCTTTATTTCTGTCGTTCTGTAAATCCAACTCAACTATCTTCCCTGCTTATCAGATATTCATCTAACGCTTTATATATATCTTGCAATGCATCATTGAAATCTTCAATGTCTTTTAACATCGCTTCTATTTTCATCTCTATATTTTCTAACTCTTCGTTCATCATTTTCTTATTTTATTATAAGTATTATACTGATTACTTTTTTTTATAAATAAAGAATAAAAGTTATTATTTCTTTTTTATTTACAGCAACAACACATTCACCCCCCCATATGTCGATGATTTATTTTTTAAGTATTACTCGGAATGTATCATGATTGTCGGGGTGAGTGTCGTTCATACGAAATCATCAAAGGAAAACAATCGGAGTGACAAACGGAGATTTATTTTACCTGTTCCAACAACCCCGCTTATTTACTGTGAGTTGAAGTTTATTATTCTTCTCTTTCATGATTCAGTAATAATTATAATTCTATTTTTTTAGAAATGAAAATATTTTAGTAAATCCTACTTTTTTTGGTATTTTTTTTATTTATCCTTATACTTATATATAAAGGTTATGGCAAAACTTAAACAAAAACAAATAATATTATGAAAGAAGAGTTCAGAGATATAGAAGGATTTGAGGGAATGTATAGAGTAAGCAATCTCGGTAAAGTCATCAGTAATAAACGAGGAGAGTGGAGAGAGATACGACCATCAAAAGATGCAATCGGTTATTTACACGTCAGGTTGTATAAAGAAGGATTAGGTCGGTATCCTAACGGACATATAAAAGCTAAGCTGTATAAAGTGCATAGATTAGTATTATCTACATTCTATCCTAACCAAACAGGTATGCATCTTGATGTCAATCACAAAGATGGTGTAAAGACAAACAATAAGTTAAGTAATTTGGAATGGTGTACTCGTTCACAGAATGTGCAACACGCAATAGATATGGGATTGAATAACGTTAGTGATGTATTAAGTGTAGCAACTAAAATAACGTTTCCTAACGGTCAATCCACAAAGTTCAAGTCACGAGTAAAAGCTGCAGAGTTCTTGAATTGTAGTGATAAAGCGTTATACTATTGGATGGATAAAGGTCAAATACCAAAAGGTAAGCTAAAAGACCATAAAATAGAGAACGTATAGTTAAGGTAATCTACTCTTTTTCTTTGGTGTCAGTTTGGATGTGATATAATCTTTTAGCAACTTAAAGCAAAATCCTCCAACTGCACCGAAGAACCCTAATAATACTGCAATTAATACATCTTGATAAACCATAGCGGACATTGTTCCTGTTGCAAAAATCCCTGTATATACGTATTCGTTTGTCAAAATATTATCTTTCATTTTAGTTTTGTATTACTCTA